GTGCATCCATATTCGATCCTGGGCCAGCTTTTGGCGCTGCACATTCTCGTGTCGATCTGCGTGCTCACCGGTTACGCAATCGTCGCTGTGATTTGTTGGTTTCTTGATCGCAAGCACGACGCGATGGTTGCTCAGATCGAGCAAGCCGCATTGGTCGCAATCGCATATCGCGAGGTGCGCCGTGGCTGATCTGCTAGTCATCCTTTTCGTCATCGCCGTTGTTTGCCTCGTCCTCGCTCTCGTGCGTGAGGGCTATCGGGTCGCTTGTGGTGGCTGACGGCACCTGCTCATTTTGCGGCGACACCACTGCCTATTTTTTCCCAGGCGGGTTGTGCGTTGCATGCACCTCGAAGAACGCACGTATCCGCATGCAGGAACAGCCCACGCAATCGCGTGAGTTGTCCGCGTTCGATGCATCTGTTGGCGTCATGCAGGCTGCTACGCGCCGCACTGAAATTGCCGCAGAGAAGATCCAAAAGAACAAGCGTGTGGTCGGTACAAGCGTGCGTGAGTTCGACGCGGCGCATCCGATCGCATTGACCGCTGAGGGCCAGCGCGCAGCGCTGGCCCTTGGGCTTGTCCATTACAAAACAAGTGACACGCGGGCCTCTTCGACCGGCACCGTGACCGTCGAAATCGACCCGCTGCAAGCGCGGGCGCAACGGCTGCGAAAGTCCGTGATTACCGGAGCACGTCTGCATGACCAGGAAGCGAAAAAAGGCTCCTTCCGTGGTGCGTGGTATTTCCTCACGCTCACCTACCGTGATGGAAGCGACAGCAGCCCTCGTGACGTTAGCGAACTATTTAAACGCATGCGCGGCCACTTCAATCGCCTTAAATCTGGGCGCGCACGGTGGAACCGTGAAAGCTTTCGTTACGTATGGGTCGGAGAGCTCACCCAGCGATTCCGCCCGCACTACCACGTGATGCTGTGGGTTCCCACGGGCATGTATTTCGGCAAAGTCGATCAACGCGGTTGGTGGCCTCATGGCACATCCCAAATCAAGAAAGCCCGCAACTGCGTCGGCTATCTCGCGAAGTACGCAAGCAAGTTCACCGCCATTACAGCTGGAGCTTTTCCCAAAGGCTTCCGCACACATGGCATCGGTGGACTCGATACCGAATCCAAGCGCGAATTGCGCTGGTGGAAGGCCCCGAAAGACGCGCGTGAAGCTCTTGGCGGGGAAGCGGATATCCGCAAAGCAAAGGGCGGTTGGTTCGACAGGCTTACCGGAGAGTTCTGGCCGTCTCCGTGGAAAGTCACATTCATCTTCGGCCGGACATTCGCCTGGAAGGTAGTCCCACTATGAAAGTTCAGATCATGAGTTCCGCTGTCGCTGTCCGTTCGTTTCCTGCGCGCGAGGGTAAGCCCGCAACGCATTTCCGTGAGCAGACCGCAGCTGTGTTGCGCGAGGGGGATTTCCCGCTGCCCTTCACCATCGGCCTTGATGAGGATCAACCGCCGTACACCGAGGGCTTTTACTTGATCGATCCCAGGTCGTGCCAGAACAATAAATTCGGTGGTCTTGAGTTCGGCCGCCGCATTCGTCTTATCCCGGATTCCACTGCCAAAGCCGCACAACCTGCGGCACGGGTGGCGTAAGCCATGGCCGAGTCCCTGTTCTTGCAAGCCTGCATGCCGTCGAACATTGACAGTGCGGGCATGTGCACGGCCTCGGTGTGGATCGAAAAACCAGAGCCAGTGTTGCCACCGCTCACGCTGGCCGAAGGAACCCAAGTGGCGCTTGCGATTGCGTCGTGCTGGGCGCTTGGCGCTGTCTTCCGACAATACGCCAGGGCATCAAAAGAGCGGTTCTAACCATCCCACCATCCTGTGAGAGAGAAAGATCAATGAACGCAAACAACGTGCAGTCCGCCATCTTCCGCGCCAAGGCCAAAGCCAAGGCATTCCGCAATCGCGCTGCAGGTGCCATCGGCACCGTGTCCTTGCTGCCGGCCCTTGCATTCGCGCAGGCCGCTGGTCCGGGTGAGGCCATCACCAGCGAAATTAACTCCGGCAAGGCCACTGTGTCTTCAATTCTGGTGGTGCTGGCCGGCGTCCTCGGCCTGTTCCTGTTGTGGTCGATGATCAAGCGCGCCAAGTAATCGACCATGCCGGCGTTGCTGGCAGCGTTGGGGTTGGGTGCCTTCGCGGAAATCGTCGCGGGCATCCTTTCAGTCCTTGCCGCCATTCGGGGTGTCTACCTCGTCTGGTGGTTCATCAAAAAGGTTAGGTGAGGGGGGCGGGAGACCGCCCCTTTCGCTTGAGGGGGAGACATGGGGTATTTCGTCATCGTTGCTATCTTGGGGGCGTTGTGGCTTGCATTCGATACCTGATCATCTGTGCTCTTGGGCTGCTCGCATTCTTTAGTCAGCCTGCGTTCGCGGCCAGGACGAAGCAGGAGGCAATGGCTCTATGCCAGGAATACGCAAGCCACTATCAGCAGTCCGATACCTCGCTTAATTTTGGCGGCAAATGTGTTGACAAACCAAACGCAAATGGCGGTGGGCTTTATCAATGCCAATACAAGCGATATGCCTACTACAACGGCCCTGTAGGCGATGAAACCTGTGGTGACTATCCATACGACAACAGCAATTCTTGCGGTACGGTTGCGCCTATATCAGGCGCGCAGTCGTGGTCCGGCAGTGGCGCTAGTGTCTGCAAAAACGGCTGTCAGTATTCGCCCACAAATGTTGCGGTCGGTATGACAGTCGGGGCGGCAGCAAAGATGTTCTCGCCAGGTGGTCTCACTCCCACCGGCCAAGAGTGCACCTCGACTGATTCGCAGCTCGATGCAACACCCAAAGAGCAGGAGTGCACCCCAGTGGACGGGCAGACTATCTGCGCCAAGTCCGATGGGCGCGTATGCGCAACTGCCAGCACAGGTAAGCAGCTGTGTTGGAAGCCCGGAGAGACCGGGAAGAAAACCGAGGGTGCCGAGCTCGCTGATAGGCAGGGTGGGACGCAGCACACAGCCCCTAATTTGCAGCTTCCAAGTGGCGACACCCTGGAAAAAAAAGGTGGACCAACGACCGTCACTAGCACCACCAGTTCAGGGGGCACGTCTTCCACGGTGACTACAAACGTCACAACCTATAAGACCACCAACGGCACCGACGCCGGTTCAAAAAACGAAGGCGAGGGGGATGGAAAAGGTGAGGAGGGCGAGGGCAACGGTGCGTCCGGTGGTGGTGATTGCAAGACCGCACCCATTGTTACAGGTGACGCCGCATTGGGCATGATCGCCACGCAGGCATGGGCGACACGCTGCGCTGTGGAAGCCGGTAACGCGACAAAGGTGACTGGCGATATTGGGGATTGCAAAAGCGGGTTCACAGTCGAAGGTGATAACGCACAGGCGCATCAGCTACGCGCTATGCGTGCTGCACGCTGCGGTGATGGACCCGAGTGGGCAAAGCCCAAAAACGGCGAGGGCAGCAATGCTGATCCTCACTCGGGTGCTACCGATAAAGATGGCCCAGGGTGGTCTTCTCTCAAGGTCGGTGCCGATCTCCTCGACACGTCAGGATTTGGCGGTGGCTCATGTCCAACCCTCGGCACGGTTGACCTTGGCCGATTTGGGCAAGTGTCGCTCGACGGCGCGACGTGGTGGTGTCCACTGATTGCAGCCCTGCGCGCTGTGATGTTGCTGATCGGTGTGTTTATTTCCCTCCAACTTCTCATGGGAGACTAAGCATGTTTGGACCTGTCTGGGATTGGATTAGACGTGGCGTGGGGTTGCTCTGGGAGGTCTTTTTTTCCGGCATCGGTCGCATCGTCAGCAAGATCACCGCAAGCTTCGGCGTCACGCTGGTGTCGGTGAATGCGCTCCTGCCGAACCTCAAGGCGTTTATCACTACGTACGTGGGTGCGTTGCCGGACTGGGCCCAGAATTTTCTTGGTGCCGTTGGCTTCGATATCTTCATCACCATGATCATTTCGGCGCTCTCGGTGCGCTTTATGTTCAAGGTCATTCCGATGCCTACGAGCGTCGCGCAACAGCTTGGAGCCGTGAAGCAATGATCTACTGGTATACCGGCCAACCTGGCCACGGCAAGACCCTCCACGCCATCGACCATGCGATTGATTTTCGCGACGCTGGCCGGCTGGTGTATGTGTGCAATGTGCGAGGTTTTAAGCACGCCGATGCGCGCATGCTCGAGATGACGCCGGAGCAGTTTATCGACTGGCCCAACTCGCTTCCCGATGGTGCCGTGTGTGTGGTCGATGAGGCGTATGAGCACGGCATGTTGCCCAAGCGTCGGCCCGGCTCGACCGTTCCACACCATGTGGAACAGCTCGCCAAGCATCGGCATCGCGGTCTGGATTTCATCTTCGTGAGCCAGTCGCCGGACCGCCAATGCGATGACTTCGTGCAGGATCTGATCGAGCGACATGTGCATGTCCGTCGGCGGTTCGGCTTGCCGTTCGCGCATTTGCGCACTTTCGACAAGTACGAAAAAAACCCTGAGCGTGGGCACCCGTTGACGCTGAAACGGGTCAAGTTGCCGAAGCGTCCGATGGGCCTGTATGAGTCAACTGTGCTTGACACCAGCGAGCGCAGCATTCCGTGGTATTACCCGACCGCCATCTTGCTGCTCATCGCCATCATCGTCGGTGCGTGGCTGACTGTGGGCCGCGTGCATGATCAGCTTACCGGTGAGCTGCATACGACGCCGGAAGGATCGACACCTAAGGGCGCAGCGCAGAACGGAGCGGGAGCGACGGTCGGAGCTGCGCCCCCACCAGTGGAGGACCCGACGCCGACGCGTGCGCGCGACTACGTTGCTTGGATGACGCCGCGTGTTCCCGGTCAGCCTTGGACTGCGCCGGCGTACGATGCGCTGGCGGTGCCCAGCAATCAGCCTCCCCGTTTGTTCTGCATGCAAGCTGGGGCAGGTCAGGATGCCCACGGAAAGCACAGCGGCGCGTCGTGCAGCTGCATCACCGATCAGGGCACCGCGTATGCCCTGGATGAGGCGCGCTGCGCCATAGTCGCCACACGTGGGCAGTACGAACCGTTTTTGGACATGAACCAGCGCGAGGCGCGCCGGATGACTGATCTGCAGCAGTCGGCTCACTACAGCGAGGAAGCAAGGCGCATGCGTGATCCCGAGCCGGGTGTCACGATTGGCCGTCAGATTCGCGGTCAGGGCACCTTCCCCGAGTCACCGGGGTATCAGTCCAGCACGTATACCGGCCCGACCACCTTGCAAATGTAGTTCGGTATCATCCATGCCAATCACAGGGGGTTGTTATGGACGCAAGACTGGCGGTTTTCCTGATGCTCGCAATCGCGGCGCCTGCATACGCTCAGCAGGTACATAAATGCCGCGAACGCGGGCAGGTCGTCTATCAGTCGGCACCTTGTGCGTCCGGCATATCGGAAAAGGCGTGGGACGCTACGCCGGAAGCAGAGCCAACCATTGCCGACAAGGTGCGCTTGCTTCGAATCGACCGCGAGCTTAAGGCTCGCAACGCCCCATCAGTCGGCTACGCAACAGGGGCTACGGTCACAACCAGCACATCCGGCTGCGAATCTGCTAAAGCGCAGCGTAAGGCAGCCTATGACGCTGCCGGCGTGCATCGCTCGTTTGCCATGTCCAGCCATTGGGACAACATCGTCCAAGCGGCATGTAAGTGACCCGTGGGGTGTAGGGGCACAGCCCCTACGGATAACGCCTCACCCGCGCCGTGGACCTCGTGGCCCACGCGTCCTACGGACCACCGTCGATCGATCGGCGGACCCCGCGCCATCCAGCACTGACAACTGCTTTTCTCTGCCAGCTCGCAGCACTTCTCGAAGGTAGACTACGTTCGAGCTCGAGCATTTCGATTTCAGAACCCTTGTGGCACAAGGCTTTCCAGCTGCCTCGAGCTCGAGGGTTCTCTTGGTCGCCTTGAGGTCCAGGCCTCGAGCTTGCCGTTCCTCGGCCATCATCAGCGCCCATTCCCGAGCGATGTTGCACGTCAGGGACCAGTACTTCATGTCTTCTGGATGTAGCGTTCTTCCTTCGGGCGTGAACATGTGTCTGGCCTGAAAACCAAAACCGGCCCAAGGGCCGGTCAGGTCTACGCGATCGTAGGTGTCTAGCATCATTGTCCAGTCCGCTTCCTGTGGAGGGACCAGCAGTGATAGGCCGCCAGGGCGCACAGGAGCGTCAACA